TTATCTTCAATAATTCTTAGTGCTTCTTTTACTTGTTCAGCAGAGGATAAATTATTTAGAGCTGCTTCACCTTCTATTCTTTCATTATACTTTCCAGATGTTCTGAATTCTTCTGCACCTTTTGTACCTACTATCTTTTCAGTTGTAGATATAATTTTTCCAGCTGCTTCAGCGTATTGTTTAGAATAAGTAGTAGAGAAGTCTAACCAAAAATCAGACTTCTTACCAAACTCTTTAGCTTTACCTAAGAGAGATTCTATTTCTCTTTCTGCTCTAACTTTTTTAGCGTCTTGTTTATTAGACCAAACTTCATCTTCAAGATTTTTTAGCTCTACTCTGTTTTGAAATTCTTTAGAATCTTTTTTCTCTTCACCTTTTATGTACTCATCACGTACCTCTTCAGTTTGTTTAGCTTGCAGTTTTAAGGCGTTGATGATTGTATTTTGTTGATCTTTATAAGCTCGTAAGCCTAAATCACCGAAGTCTTTTCTGCGAAATCGTTGCCCTTGGGAACGTATTTTGTAAGTCATTTGTAAGTCTTTGTTTTTTTAGCCAGTCCATCCTTTCATATCTGCAAATGCGCCAAAAGCAGTGCCTGCATGACTAGCAATACCAGGGATAGCTGCACCCCATACTTGATTAGCTGCTGCACTAGGATTAGCCATAGCACCTAATACTGGCTTAGGTCCGAAGTCATATTCACTTAAAGCTCTAGGATCTTGGTACTCAGCAATTGGTGTTGCATAAGGAACAATTGGCATTGGTAATTCACCAGGATCTAACATTTTTGAAGCATAAGCTGCTAAATCAGCAGAGTACTTATCTACTTTAATTTCTTCAATCATAGCTCTAGTATTTCTACCAGCACTTTCTAATGATTCATTTAGCATTGCTACTTGCTGACCTAAATTAGCTGCAATAGCTTGATGAGATTTACCTGCTGATCTACCAGATACACCTCTAGCTCTCATTGTACCTTCAGCTTGTAAGTACTCAAGACGCTGCTTCTGCATATCAAAAGCAGATTCTGCATGTATTTCTTGTAACTGTCTTTCTTCACTCTTTACAGCATTGATACCAGATAAAGCGTTGAATCCTAATTGTTTATCATAGATCTCTTCTGATTTAGCGTATTGTGTATCTAATGATTTTTGCTCTGCATTTCTTATTTGTAGTTTCTGATTATATAAATCAGCAGCAGTGGCATCTTGCCAAGCAGCAAGTTTTAGCTCATTCCTTTGCTTTATTTGATTACCTTCTACATACCATGCACGATCTGCTATTATTTTGTCTTTCGTTAGTTCCCAATAATCTGTATCATATTGAAGTTTTCTTTTAGCAGCATCGTTGTGAGCATCAGCCTGGTCTTCGGCAGCATTAGCTGCTTTATTAGCACCTATATATCCAGCTACAGCACTGGCACCAGCTATAGCTAGTTCTACCCAATCCATTTCAACACCAGACTCAGCCATCATTCGCTCATGTGGCTTGATAGCACCTGGAGGTGCCATGCTTATTTCAGCATCACTCATTGGTGTGCCGAATTCGTTCATCATCATATGTTATGCCCTTCTATAAAATCTTGGTGAGTAATTACCTTCCCACATCATAGAATTTAAAGACACAGGGAATGGTGAATCGTTAAATATTCTAAGTTGGAAGTTAGATGTTTTCTGATGAATAGGAATTGAAAACACTGACTGCTCAGATAATGCAATATCATTAGCTAAATATGTATCAGCTATTTGTGTAGGATTTAAGTTATACCATTCATCAAGGTATATTAATATCTTTACATTCGTACCTGGAGCACTGCTAAATGTTATTTGAGTGTCTCCTGATACAGTAAATGCAGTAGTAGTAACACCATCTAGTGTTACTTTGATTTGATCTTTATCTATATAATCTAGATCCTCTTGAGTCCAGTTAAATACAGTAGTACTATTATCTCCAGTATACTCTTTCTTACCTTGTCTACTACCAGTAGACTTAAGTTTAAAGCCCATAACACCAGATAAGCCTACAGCAAACTTCATTCTTGCTACAGTTAAGTTAGCAGTATAATCTGTTAACAACATATTCTCATCTGTTCTATAGTATGTCTTAGGTAATATGATATCTAAATCATACTTCCAACCTACAATAACATCAGCTGCTACGCTAGTTAGATTCTTTTTAGGTACTTTAAAATAAGGATCTCCATCATCTGTAATAACTTCAGGGGTAACAGTAAATCCTGATTCAATAAATTGACCTGTAGCTGTAGTACCTTTAATTACTATAACAGGAGTTAACGTAGTTACATTAGCAAAAGGTATATAGCATTTAGAAAATTCATTTGCTGAATCCCAAACTACAGTAGCATTATTAGCTGCATTTCTAGCGTTACTATATAAGTCCATACACGGATTAATTCTCTGACCATCGTTATTAACAATGATAGCATCATCTGGACTTTGACTTAAGCTTGCTCTACTTAATGTAAACTGATTACCTTGTTTAGTAACAGCAAACATATCGTCTGAGTCTACAGCCATACCTTGAACTGTTCCTGGTAATTGCCAGTTAAACCATGCTTCTACTAGATTCTTCTCACCATCATTATATGTACGATAGAAGTATACCTTCCTATCTGATTGACTAGATAGAGCTAGGAATTGGTTCTGAGGACTAGCAATAAACGTATCTATTGTAGCCGGAACCCATTCGTTAACTACTCTACCAACGTCAATAACTTGAGGGTTCTCATCCTGACCACGAGTGACCATTCCGAATACTCTAGTATAACTAGGAGTCTTACTTAAGAAGTTAATGTTAGTACCCATATCAACAGGATCAACTTCATGATCCATCTCATAACTAGAGATAGTACTGATAGTAGTAGATGTTGGTGTTAGAATTCCATCAGCAGCATTCATAAGAAATTGTTGATTTCTACTAAACAGAACTAAACCCTGTGTAGTAGGAATCACACCATGCAATGCAGCAGGTTTAATTGAAGAACAGCTTAAATCTACTGGATCTGCATCAGTAACTGTTTGTGCAGAAGTATGATATAAGTTATAGAAATCCTTTGATTGACTCATAGATACATTATCTTTAGATAAGAAACCGAGTCTATTGTTATGGAAGAATGCTTGTTCTATTTTACCATTTAGAAAAGAAGGATGAGAGTTAGTTGTATCATCACCTACTTTTCTAGGAACCCAAGTTATCTTCTGAAAAGTGAAAGTATTAGTAGAGTTATTAATTAACTCATGAGGCATAGTATCCTGATTTAGACCAGCAGATTTACTAGGATCTAAAGTCTCTTCCCAGTGACCTATACCTGATACCCCATCATCTGCTACAAATTTAGCAAAGTATGTATCATTATCAGATGCAGTATTAATAACTTTAACTACATGATCTTGAAACGAGTTATATGGTAATTGAGATACATTATCTACTTGATCTTGAAATACAGTAAGTTTATTATTAGCTGCACCACCTCTAGCAGTTATAGAGAATGCAGTTCTAGTACCACTAACTACTCTACTTAATTCTAAAGAAACTGTGTGCTTAGTTACTGTTAGTCCAGATATACTTAAAGCATCTATACCATTTTTTAATTTAGTTAATAGAGTTTCATATGTTTCAGAACTAGTACTAGTAACATTAAATGTTTGGTCTGAAGCTCCACCTCCTGCATTTAAAGTAACACTATAATCAGAACTAACAGCAGTATCACTTAGTATAAGTGTGGCTCTAGTTTTAGTTATAAATGTAGGGTCAGCTAATTTAGTTACTGGTATTAAATTATTAGTTACTATAGATGTATCTTGTACAGTTAGTATGTCATAGTTTGTACGTGCTCCTGTAAGGTACGCCTGTGCCCCTGTACCATAGTTAACAGTACATACAGTCCCCGTTGCAGCATTCCATATATCTATGTCTCCTAAAGTTAAAGTACCAGTCACATTAGCACCAGTTCCTGCAGCACTACTAGCTATTGTAATAGTATCGTTACTAGCATAACCTGTACCTGCAGTATTAATCTTTATTTCTGTCACTACTCCACTAGAAGCAGTTAGATCTACAGTTAATCCACTTCCTGATCCACTAGTTGTAGTAGCTAAATTTGTTTTAGTTGTAGCACCGCTAGTTCCGTTACCTGTTACTGCTATTAAAGCAGGTTTAATACACCCTATATATTTCTCATTATTATCTCTATGGATATAGAACCATTTAGATGAATCATAGGTAGTTCCTGTACCTAAGTTGGCTATCCATTTAAACCCTGGTCTTTTAGTTAGACCAAAGGTAGGATCAGGATAACCATTAAGACATTCTCTAACTTGATTAACAAGTTTCTTATCATCAGATTGTCTTGAGACACCACCTAGATAATTACTTACACGTTGAGTTACTGCTGTCATTATCTTTTAAGTGCATGGAATGGTTGGTAGCTTTGATAGTAGTTTGTATTACCTTGAGGGTGTCCAAAGAATGTAAACTGACCTTGTTGTGTTTCGTATTCTAGAGCCATTGCTCTCATGTAAGCTTCTTGTTGTTGAAGCATTTGATACTGATTATTATCTCCTACTATTCTTTGAGATACAATAGTAGAAGTTCTAGCAGATATGAAATCTTGTATAGGTTGTGGTAAATCTACCCAGTCAAACTCCCATACAATATCACACTCTACAGTTTCATCTGTCCATTTGTATGTATGGTTCTGTCTGTCATATAACTTACCACTTCTACGGATACCATCCTTATCCATATTAGCTGAGTTCTCTGTCAGCTTTATCTGTAGCATGTTACTTGGTATTAATATAAAGTCATCTGTATCAGGAGTCATTTCATAATGGTACTCTTTATTAAAAGTCCATCCTTCAGATTGTACTTCTCTTGATACTTGTAACAACGTATCGTATGCAATCGCAACGTCTGGGTTGGTTGTGTCCAACGTGGTTACAGGTGCCTGACCACATGACGACAATATTTGGTTTATGGCTGGTAATTCTTTTGTAGCGTTAGTGGTTGGAAAAGGCATGATTATAATTTGTAAATAAAAAAGGGAGCCGAAGCCCCCTTATATGTGCATAGAAAAATATTATGCGTTAGCTGGATATGTTCCACCAAATGCAGCGTTACCAGTTGAAGCTGGTGCTGCACCTGCTAGTAGTTCAACGCAAGCAGCTGGGTTTAAGAAGTCAGCTCCCATTGCGAGTCTACCGAGTATCACGTCACCTTGGTAAACCACTGAAACATCGCCTGAAGTTACCTGAACCTGTGGTCCGATAGCTTCTACAACACCTGCGGCTTCCTTCTGGAAGATGAGTCCACAACTGTTAGCGAAGTCAGAATGATTACCATAGTTACCGTTGATACCTGTTACAGAAGCTCTAGCATCTTCAACTCCGTTAGCAGTTGTATCGTCGCCAACGAAAGAACCTACGTTACCAGGAGATGTTACTCCAGGGTTTGTAGCTGATGCAGATCCGTAGATGGTACCATAGTTTCCGAAGAAAGGTATGTTCATTGACTTGTAGATCTTGATGCCTGCAATCTCAATGATTCCGTTTCCTTTCTGTAAGGAGTCACCCTGCTCATCACGGTTCACTAGACCGTTAGATCCTACAGCTTGTATTAGCTCATAGTATTGTCTTGGGTTAAGTACACCTACTCTACCATCTGAGCTTACACCCTTCTCGTCTAAAGCTGCGGCTGCATCATAGAAGCCGTTTATTAAACATTCAGAATCATAAGCTGCGGTAGCATTGGTAACACCAGATCTAGTTAGTTGGATCTGTGTTCCACCTGGTTCTACGAAACCAGACTTAGTGATAGGTGATGCCAGACGTGCTCCCTTTGCAATTGAACGGAAGATTAGTCTGTCATATTTCTCAGCAAGAGCGTATCCAATCTTCTTAGATATCTCTCCCCTCAATTCATAATGAGCAAGGGTCTCGTCCAATTCGTAAACGAAAGCTGAACTAATAAGTAGGTCATCTACTGTAATAGTCTTCTCAGCTACAGGAGGTGCTGCATCACTGTTACCGAGTATGGACTGGCCTGGTACATGGTACTCGGCTTTTGTGTGTCCTGTGTAGATGAACTGTAAACTCTTACCATTTTTAAGAGTTCTCTTCATCACTAGATCCCGAGCAATTGCATTGTTCTGGAATCCTTTGAACATTTCACCAGAAAATAATTTGAGGTAAAGTGCTCTAGCATCTGCTCCACCATTATTCGCACCTGGGCGTGTTAATGAAGCATTACTATGGGTTGCCTGTTGGGCCATTGTTAAATGTTAATTGATATGTACTTTCTTCAGCTGAAATTTTTTGATCAGTTTTGTTGTGGTCTATCCCACCGTCTAGACGGCTTGAGGGTATCCTGCGTACAGGGCCAGAAGCCAATTAGTTAGAGGTCCGACATTGAGGTGTCTCTAACCTGTGGTAGTTCAAATGAAGAATTTCCACGTGTAAAAAAAAAGCTAGCAGTCCGAAGACCACTAGCCCTAATTCATTGATTTTCAAAGCGTTGAAAGAGCCTCTTCTAAAGAGATGTCCTCATCGAACTTTTCTTCTTTCTTTACTTCCTCTTTCACTTCTGGTTCAGGAGAAATCCTTGTTACAAAAGCGGGGGAATGTGTAGCTTGTTGTGCCATTAGCAATAAGTTTTCTTGGTGTAAGATACGCCACGATACTTGAGTTTAGTTAGTCTCTTAAAAACTTCCTGCTCTTTGATGCGAGCTTGTAGTTCTAGTGCTGACATAGTAAATACCTCTAGTACCTAAGCCCCGTTCCATGCTCAGGTTTCATGCGTCCTATAACAGGATGAACGGACGTGACGTTTAATATGTTTTTTTCTTTGTACCCTTTTTAGGTGGGCGACCTACTTTAGAACCATAGGTTCCTTTTCCTTTAGGCATTTTGGATCACCTCCGATGATGTTGATGCTAAGTCGAGTGGAAAATTATGAGCGTTTCTTTCATGCATTACTTCCATACCTAGATTAGCACGGTTCAATACATCTGCCCAAGTAGGGACAACCCTACC